CTGCGTGCTGTCAAGCGGGATATGGGTTTAGTCGTGATGCTATTTCGTACACAAAATGCCGAGCCTGCACCTTTTACCGCACCACTCTATAGGCGGGTGGCGGGTTCGATTATTGCACTGGCGCGAAGATAGCCTAATTTTATTACGCAGACGACCTGGCACACGCAAGATTATTACCCAGCAGCGCAACTTTGTTTCAACTAGGAAAAAACCCAATGAAATCAATGGCTTAATGAAGTGAGCCTGACGGGGACGCATGGGCCAGGGGGGCGGTACCAGTTACCTGTATACGGCTCCGACACGAGATTTGGGAAAATCGGCCTTAAACCAGTGGGCGCCCATGTACCTAAGCAGCCCCCTATGTCAAATTTTAGGCACAAAAAAAGCCAGCTTAAACTGGCTATGCAAATATATCTATGCTATTTTTGTATTTTTGTTTTCTCGGTATTTTTTTCTTTTTATTGATTATTATTTTGTACTTTTTGTCCCATAATGAGCGTATGGTTGGATTTATTGGTTTTATTATTTGTGTTTTTATCTTCATTATTTATCTCCCAATGACTATTCCAACATAATACAGGAGATTTATAGACTTTTCTTCTTTTCTTTCTATTTTTTTGTATCTCGACCATAAACTTAAGGGGTGTTCCGAAAAAGAAAAAAAGGGAAAAAAGAAAAACAAGTAATTTATAGACTATTTTCACCACCCTGTCAAGAGGAAAAATACATCTGGTACCAATAATAATTATCTGGTACTATAATATCTATTCCATTACCAGAAGATTTTCGTATCTGGTACCAAAAAAGTAGCTACTTTAGCTACTCTTGGGAACGGGGAAACGGGTACTGGTAACGTTAAGGATGTCAAGCATAAATCTCTTCACAAATAGATGAAAATGTGGTACAATATATAGATAATGGCTAAAAAGAATCGTTATAGTTCATTGTTAGAGCAGCTGTGTGCTGAATATGAAGCCTATGGTCACTATAAAGTGCATATCCCTAGTCATCACGTGTATTATGCTAGGGCTGCACTTAAAGAACGTACCGGTATTACCTTTAGCGTTGAGGATGTTGAAAAAGCGTTGGTTGCTGAGGATTTACTACCGTACGATTGAGGCTAGATGCCTCTTCCTGCCAACACAACTTGATGCTATACTTATTCCTGCGGGGTTCGCTATAGCCGCTCAAGGGCAATATGGGACGGAATTTTGCCAACGTTAAGTTCCGTCCTCTTTTTTTAGGTGTGACCAGATGTTTAAGGCTCTTATTTTAGTGTGTGCAGTTTCTATGCCAGACTGCGTAACAATAGAAGATACACGAGGGCCGTATGGGACCAGAGATGCATGCGTGCAGCGTGTAGATGAAATGATAACGGATTTGGCACCTGTTCTGCCTCCTAATCCAGATATTAAATTTAAATGCGCCAAAGTAGGGGGCGAAGCAACATGAGTATTACATATCGTGGGGAAACCTTTGCAGGGTACAATAGACCAAAGCGCACCAGCGGGCATCCTAAGAAGTCACATGCTGTTCTAGCAAAAGAAGGACAGAAAATCAAGTTAATTCGTTTTGGACAGCAAGGCGTTAGCGGCTCCCCTAAAAAGAAAGGCGAGTCGGAGTCATATAGAAATCGGCGTAAATCATTTAAAGCGCGGCATGCTAAGAATATCAGCAAAGGTAAAATGTCCGCAGCTTATTGGGCCGATAAGGTGAAGTGGTAATGTTAAATTTACTTGTTGGTCCTGTTGCTGAGTTAGCAGGAACATGGCTAAGCGGCAAGGTTGAAGAAAAAAAGGCACAGTCAGCCACCAAGGTAGCTAAAGCACAAGCTGAAGCTATCGTAATGCAAAAGAAAGCTACTGGTGAGATTGACTGGGACTTGGAGATGGCTAAAGGTAGCCATACTTCATGGAAAGATGAGTGGCTTACCATTTTGTTTAGCATCCCACTAATCTTGGCATTTATTCCTGGGATGGAAGATATTGTATCACACGGCTTTGAACAATTGGGCAAAATGCCTGAATGGTATCAATATAGCTTGGGCGTCATTGTTGCTGCAAGCTTCGGTGTCCGCAGTGCTACTCGACTCTTTGGTAAAAAATAATGGCCAAAATAGCACTGGGCTCGGTTCACCGGGAATTCAAGAAACGAATTCGTAGAAAAGGGCGACATAAAAAGAACGCTAATAAGCGTAACAAGCCAAAGGCGTATTTTGGATGAGTGCTGAGAAGATACTAGAATGGAAATTATTGCCACGTTTTATGATGCTCGTTATGACGGCAATGAGCTGGCGCGTAGTCGAATGGTTCATGACCTTGCAAGAGCCCAGTGCAGCACAGGCTGGTTTAGTATCTGTGGTAACTGGCGCTATGACCGGCGCTTTCGCCGTATGGATGAATCACGAAGGTAAGCACCCTGGCATATCCAATCACCGGATAACAGAGTCACGTAGCAGCAAATGAAATACAACGCTTCACATTTTTTAGATAAATTGATTGAGCACGAGGGTATCGTGCTAAATGTATATAAAGACAGCCTCGGCATTGATACTGTTGGTATTGGGCGTAATCTGAAAGACCGCGGCATCAGTAAAGAAGAACTTGATTACATGGATATACCTAATATTAATGTGGTATATCAACAGGGCATCTCAGAAGCAGATGCGCGTTATTTAGCCATGAACGACATTAAGATTGTCGAAAATGAATTGGTCAAGGTGCACCGGTGCGTTGAAGACCTAGACAGTGTTCGCCAATTAGTTCTAATGGATATGGCCTTTAATATGGGCGTGCCACGCCTTTGTAAATTTAAAAACATGTGGAATGCTATCCACGAACAAAACTATGAAGCTGCATCATGGGAGATGCTAGATTCTAAATGGGCACGGCAGGTAGGCCGTCGTGCTACTATTTTATCAGATGCTATGAAAGCTGGAGAATTTTAAATGGCGCAGAGTAAAGGAAGCGGATTTAGCAATGTAGATATGTCCGTAATTTCTACAAAACGGGAAGAAGAAAAAGTTCCTGTTTTTAAAGATTTGCCTAAACCTTACCCACCTTCAGCTCCTGTAGCTATGCATAGAGACTATTTTGAAAAATACATAGAACCTAAAATTACTGGGAATAAAACTATTGATAGGAACGTTTACCAAGCAGCGCAATATCTTCAAGATAAAGGAGTACCTATTCCAAAAGTATTGCAGGGCAAAACTTTTGCTGAATACCTTGAAGAAAAAGGCATGAAAATTAGTAATAAACGAGCAGGCGGCACTAAAATGCCTAAAAAGCATATTATGGAATTGCCAACCAATAGCGCACAGCGGAGAAAATAATGGGAATACTTAAAGGGTCATTTAAAAAACGTACCACAGGAACTGCTGATAATCCGCTTACAAAATATGAAAAGCAGCTTAAGCAGACTTCTGAAGATGCAACATTTAAAGTAAAAGCAGGTAACTTTGGAAAAGGTAGCAACACTTTAAGCGGTATTGCAGATAAACTTGGCGTAACTCTTAAATCTTTAGAAAAAGAAAATCCTAATATTGCAGATTTAAATAAAATCTCTTCTGGCCAGAACATTAACGTGCCCCTACGAAAACAAACTTTTGTAGAAAAATACATTTTAGGCGAGAAAACTAAGCCGGCTACACGCAAAGTTCAAACTTCTTCGGGTGAAGAAGAAACAATGGCAGTTAAAAAAGGCTCGGAAGGGCCAGTATATAAAGGTATGTCTAAGTCTGACATGGCAAAAATTACTTTAGAGCGCAATGGCGGTGCTAAAATGCCTAAAAAGCATATTATGGAATTGCCCACCAATAGTTCTAAACGGAGCTAACAATGTGGCCCTATAATGATGAGGAAAACCAATGGCTGGACAAAGTAAAGAAGTAAAAGTCAAAGAAATTGATACAGAGGAACAGATGCGTATCAATTTTTACGATAAAGGCCGTGATGATACTATGTCTTTTGCTCAATATGTAAAATCTGGCATGGCTAAGCGTGATATGAGTAACAGTAAAGGTGGAGCCAAAATGCCTAAAAAACATATTATGGAACTGCCTACTAATCGTCCCCGTCTAAAGGGCGGCGCTATGATTGCTGACATCAATAACAATGGCAAGATTGAGGGATGGGAGCAAGCTCGTAGTGATGCCATTCAGCGAAACCAAAAGAAAAGTGCATCCAGTTGAGGCCAGTATTCGGAAATGGTCTAACGACTTTCTTGAAGTTCCGAATGTAAAATTAAATGGATTACCCCCTTGCCCCTATGCTCAAAAAGCGTGGGCGGATAACAAAGTTACATTCAGCATTAACACTGGTCTTGAAGGATTAGCTGATGCTGTTAAAAAATTTAACCAGCACAACTATGATATAGTTGTATGGGCAAGCGAAGAACTACCGGACATAGACTACCTTGATGGATGGTGCGATGGTATGAACGAAGCTTTGTCTATTGCTGGTATAGATATGCATCTTATGGTGTTTCATCCAGAGTATGACGCTGTAGATGCCGGATTGGAATTCCTGATTCATGAGGAACAAGAAGATTTAGAATACTGTATGGTATTCGTACAACGGCTGGCATTACTAGATGATGCGGCGCTAAGTTTGGAAAAGTCAGGGTATTACAAACATTTTCCAGACGATGTTTTTGAAAGCCTAGTGTTGGCAAGAAGGAAACTAAGAAATGGTAGCAAAGAAAACAAAAGCCCGCGGCGGCAAAATGAAGATGGCAGCTCGCAAGATGCGTGGCGGAACGCAAGTTAAGAAGATGCGTGGCGGTGGCATGGCTAAAATGGCATCAAAAAAAATGATGCGTGGTGGGATGACAAAGAAGAATTAATATGCAATGGCTAAACAAAATATTGGAGCAATTGCTCCGGTTTATAAAAAACGTATTACTCGTCCCGGTAGACATAGCAAGAAACCTAATAAGCAATACAAAGTTAAAACCTACTTTGGTTAAGTACTTGGCATGGGCGTTGCTCTATATGGGCAAGCCCTTTACTTGTGTTGGTAATTGGTTTTGGAAGAAACATTGTAAAGTGTTAGATTGGAATAAGTAATGGTAGCAATACAGTATAAAACAGTAACTGAAAGCATAGCTGTAACAGCCACATCTGGCGGTGCTAGTGCTAATGTTTTGTACACGGTTCCCCCCTTTCACGATTCTACTATAGAATTTTTGCACGTTAGTAATGGTGCTGCTTCTACAGATAATGTATCAATACAATGGTATCATAAAGAAGACAATGCATATTACACCATAGTAAATAACAAATCTATATCGGGTAATGATGTATATAATGTGATTACAGCCGACCGTCTTCATCTTCACGCTGGTGACAAGATTGTTGTTTTTAACGGCGGTGGAAGTCTAGGTGTAACATTATCAGCGACTGAATACTATAACCCAACACGTGGTAACTAGGAGAACAGGAGATATGCCCCTTACAACAAAAGGTTCTAAGATTAAATCTGCCATGACAAAAGAATATGGGGAGAAGAAGGGTGAACAAATCTTCTACGCAAGTGCCAACAAAGGAATAATTACACACTAATGGCTACTAAGAAAAAAACTAAAAAACCAGTACCAACCAAGCCCGCTTTGTGGACAAAAGCAAAAGCAGAAGCAAAGCGCAAATTTAAAGTATATCCATCAGCGTATGCTAATGGGTATGCCGCTAAACGTTATAAAGCAATGGGTGGCGGCTGGAAGTAATGCAACATGTTTTTTTGTTGCTGGTCTATCTTGGGACGGGAGACACAAGACAGCTTACCAGCAATGATATGTATTTTGCAAGTATTGATGACTGTAATTATTTTGCTAGTCAAGTTTCAAAAAGGTACGGAAATTACAAATATTATACATATCTAGACCCTAAAGATAGAGTTACGGCGTACTGTGTCCCGAAATACGTTGATAAAAGTAAAACAAGGATATACTGATGTTAGCCGAACTTGCCGCAGCCAATGCCGCTTTTGCAGTTATTAAAACAGCTATTGCTAATGGGCGCGAAATATCAGCAGTAGGTTCACAAATTGCTTCATTTGTAAGTTCTAAAGAAGATTTACAGAAAAAAGTCCAAAAGAAAAAAGCTAGCGCCTTCCACGAAGGCAATGATTTTGAAGAATTTATGGCACTAGAAGCCATTAAAGAAAAAGAAGAAGAACTAAAGCAATATATGATTTATTGCGGCAGGCCAGGACTTTGGAATGACTGGATAAAATTTCAAGCAGAAGCAAGAGTTGCTAGACAAGAAGCACTTCGCAAGCAAAAAGAACATATGCAGGATATGCTTGAATATGGTTTGATAGGATTGCTAGTTATCGGCGTTGGTTCTGCGGCAGTATTTTTACTATATTTAGTGTTCCAGCATAGAGGATAAGTATATTGCAATGGCTTACAAAGGAGGCTTAAAAAAGTGGTTTGGCGAAAAATGGGTAGACGTATCAACAGGAAAACCTTGTGGCCGCAAATCAGCAACTAAGTCTAAGAGAAAGTATCCAGCGTGCCGCCCGGCGGCGACAGCTGCCAAGATGTCGAGAGGACAGAAAGCCGCCATTACGCGTAAAAAGCGAAAAGCCGGCAACCCAGGTGGAAAGCCCACATCGGTTAGATGGCCCGTTTCACCCTCTGGACGGAAACAGTCGACCAAACGGAAAGCTTCAAAAGCATGACCAATAAACGTAATTATAGAAAAGAATACGATAATTACCACGCCCAGCCAAAGCAAAAAAAGCGCCGCGCTTCTCGTAATGCAGCACGCGCTATTATGGCTAAACGCGGTAAAGTCACTAAAGGTGACGGTAAAGACGTGCATCATACGTCAGGCAACCCTATGAATAATACAAGGTTGTCTGTAAAAGCTAAGAGCAATAATCGCTCATTTGCGCGTACTAAAACAGGAAGAAAGAAGAATCCTCGTGCCTAGTCAAAGACAATTAACCGAGTTACAATCTAAGTTTTTGGATGCTTTGTTTGGCGAAGCTGGCGGCAACTATTCTAAAGCTATGCGCCTTGCTGGGTATTCGGAAACTACAAACCCTTACGCAATTATTCAATCACTGCGTTCTGAAATTATTGAACGCGCAGAACTAGAAATGGCCGCTAATGCGCCTAAAGCTGTTCTGTCTATGGTTGGTGTTATTGATGACCCTACCGCTATTGGTAACAGGGAACGGCTAGCTGCATCACAACAAATACTTGACAGAGTAGGGCTTTCTAAGGTAGAAAAGCTTAACGTGTCGGCAGAAAAGCCGATGGGATTGTTTATACTACCGGCAAAGAATGATGACAGCATCGAAGAGACTGAATCCAACTGATAGGTATGATAAAGTAAACTGCCCAACAGTTCCGTGGGGCTACAAAAGGTCAGACTTTGACCCACAACTTTTAGAACCTATTGAAGAACATTTAGAAGCCTTGGAAGAAGGCATTGCGTATTTAAAAACCTCGTCCTACCCAGAAGTAGCTCGGTGGCTTACGGATTACACAGGTGTACGGATTACTCCAATGGGCTTGTGGAAACGTGTAAAACGTGACGCATCGGATAGACGAAAGCATGTTGAACAAAAACGCCGTGCGGCCAAGACCGCGGCCCAAGGCAACATCCAAACCCAAAACTAAAGAGCAGCGGGAACAGGACAAGCTAAAACGTGCTAAGCGTTCTGCGCGAACTCAGCTTAATATGGCCCAGAAAAAATTGGTCAAGCTGACGCAGCAAGAAGAGGCTCTTAAAGAACCCGAAGCTCAATTGATTGGTACTAGCGCGTACCAGCCAGTTGAGGAGCAAGAAGATGAAATTTTGTTCGAGCCAAATGCCGGCCCTCAAACAGACTTTCTTGCTTCATCGGAACGAGAAGTTTTATACGGTGGCGCAGCTGGTGGCGGCAAGTCTTACGCTCTAATTATTGACCCGTTGCGTTATTGTAATAACCAGAATTTTAACGCGCTGATTCTTCGTCGTACAAATGATGAATTGCGCGAATTGATACATAAAAGTCAGGAGATGTACCCTAAAGCATACCCTGGCGCAAAATGGATGGAAAAGAAAAGCCAATGGACATTTCCATCCGGTGCTAGAATCTGGATGACATATCTAGAGCAGGACAAAGATGTTCTGCGTTACCAAGGTCAGGCGTTTACTTACATTGGCATAGACGAACTGACGCAGTATTCGACACCTTATGCTTGGGATTATTTACGCTCGCGTCTCAGAACTGCAGACCCCTCGTTACCCGTCTTCATGCGGGCGACAACCAACCCTGGTGGTCCGGGGCATGCGTGGGTTAAAAAGATGTTTATCGACCCTGCTCCGCATAACACATCGTTCTGGGCGACTGACATTACTACTGGTGAAACGTTGGCTTATCCAGAACGCCATAGCAAAGCGGGACAACCGCTCTTCAGGCGGCGTTTTATCCCAGCTAAATTGTTGGATAATCCGTACCTTTATGAGCAAGGCGACTATGAAGCCATGCTGCTCTCACTGCCTGAAGTACAGCGACGACAGTTACTAGAAGGGTCTTGGGATATTGCGGAAGGCGCCGCCTTTTCAGAATTTAGTAGGCTACATCATGTTGTTGAACCTTATGACATACCGAATTCATGGCGTAAATTTAGGGCTTGCGATTACGGCTACTCCTCTGCTACCGGCGTTCTTTGGTTTGCTGTAGACCCAGCTGATGAAACGCTTCTTGTTTATCGGGAGCTTTATGTAAGTAAAGTACCAGCTAAAGAGCTAGCACATATGGTACTAGCGGCAGAAGAAGGCGAAGCTATACATTACGGCGTACTTGACTCGTCACTATGGCACAAGCGCGGTGATACAGGACCAAGCCTAGCTGAACAGATGATTGTTGAAGGATGCCGTTGGCGTCCATCTGACAGAAGTCGCGGTAGCCGTGTAGCAGGCAAAAACGAACTGCACCGCAGACTACAAATTGATGAAAATACTGGGCGCGCCGGCATTGAGATATTTAATAACTGTACTAACCTCATTGCTCAGCTTCCTTCCCTTCCTCTAGATAAAACTAATCCAGAGGACGTAAATACTAAAGTAGAAGACCACCTCTACGATGCACTGCGATATGGTATCATGTCGCGACCACAGTCTCGGTCTATCTTTGATTACCCAAATCAAATACCAACACAAAGATGGGCACCTGCAGACACAACTTTTGGATATTGATAAATGGCTGAAGATGAAAACATTGAAGCGCTAGTATTTGAACCAAAATCAGGTTCTGAAGAACTTGCTGAATATATACGTTCAAAATTTGAAATTGTAGAATCTAGTCGCCAAGATGAAGAAGAACGGTGGCTGGATGCTTACCGGCAATACCGCGGTCTGTACGGCCCTGATATGCAATTTACATCTACCGAAAAATCTCAAGTCTTTATCAAAGTTACAAAAACCAAAGTGCTGGCAGCATACGGACAGATTATTGATGTCTTGTTTGCTGGCCAGCGTTTTCCTTTAGGTGTTGACCCTACTCGCATCCCAGAAGGCGTAGAAGAAGCGGTACATTTTGACCCTAAAGATGCCGAAAATTCTATGGAAGAGCTCGGCAAAATGTACGGATTTTCTGGAGATGGACGGCAACTCCCGCCTGGGGCTACCCGTAAAAGCCTAGAAGAAATGAACCTTGGTACATTTTCTGATGAACTTTCTGAAATTGAGGGCGACGTACGCCTCGGCGTTGGTAAAACTCCTACCGCACAAACTTACAATCCAGCACAAGAAGCTGCAAAGCGGATGGAGAAGAAAATACTAGACCAACTTGAGGAGTCTAGTGCATCTAAACATTTGCGCCTCACTGCATTTGAAATGGCTTTATTTGGCACAGGCATCATTAAAGGCCCATTTGCGGTAGATAAAGAGTATGCTAATTGGGACGATGAAGGTAACTATGACCCGTTAATTAAAACGGTACCAAAAGTAGAAAACGTTTCTATTTGGAACTTTTACCCTGATTCTGACGCTAAAAATATGGATGAATGCGAATTTATTATTCAGCGGCATCGCCTAAGTCATTCAGATTTACGCGCACTTAAGAAGCGCCCATACTTCCGTGCTGACGCCATTGATAATGCCGTTTCTATGGGCACTAACTACACTCGTAAGTGGTGGGAAACAGACATTGAAGACTACCGAAATTCGTATGATATCGACCGGTTTGAAATCCTTGAGTTCTGGGGCAACATCGACAAAGATGTAGCAGAAGAAGCAGGGCTTGATGTTCCCGCCGATTTGAAGAATGTAGACACGCTACAAGTTAATTGCTGGATTTGCCACGATAAAATCCTACGGCTTGTAATCAATCCGTTTACGCCTAAGCGTATTCCGTATTTTGCCGCACCATACGAAATGAATCCTTATTCATTCTTTGGCGTAGGCTTAGCAGAAAACATGACTGATACCCAGCAGCTTATGAATGGCTTTATGCGCATGGCTGTTGATAATGCCGTACTTTCTGGAAATCTTATATTTGAAATTGACGAAACCAACCTAGTCCCAGGGCAAGACCTTGAGCTCTACCCCGGTAAAGTATTTCGTAGACAAGGTGGCGCACCAGGTCAAGCGCTATTTGGCACTAAGTATCCTAACGTCAGCGCCGAAAACATGATGATGTTTGATAAAGCGCGGCAGATGGCCGATGATGCTACGGGTATTCCATCGTACTCCCACGGCCAAACAGGCGTACAAGGCACCGGCCGTACAGCCGCCGGCATCTCTATGCTTATGGGAGCTGCCCAGCTGAGCATTAAAGGCGTAGTTAAAAACATTGACGATTACTTGCTACAGCCTTTAGGGGAAGCATTCTATGCATTCAATATGCAATTTGATTTTGACCCTGATATTAAAGGCGACTTAGAGGTTAAAGCGCGTGGTACCGAAAGCTTGATGAAAAATGAAGTTCGGTCACAACGGCTACTTCAACTTCTTAATATTGCAGGGAATCCAAACCTTGCATCATTTGTTAAGTTTTCTGTCGTACTTAAAGAATTGGCACAGTCTATGGACTTGGATGCCGAGAAGTTTATTAACGATGAGCGGGAAGCATTCCGGCAAGCACAGATTATTCGTGAAGCTGGCGGGATGCAGCAACAGCAACAACCTGACCAAGGGCTTAGCCCAATGGATATGTCTGGCGGCGGCGCCGGTAACATAGGGGTAGGAGGCGCAGCTGTGCCAGGCGAGCAAGGCTTTAGTGCCGCCGGTGAGCAAGCACCACAACAAGAACAAAACCCACAGGCACAACTTGCTAGTATACTAGGAGGTCTTCGGTGACACCAGAAGTAGCTAAAAAACTACTCCCACTTGTTAATACTAAAAAGAATACTGACGCTCTAGAACTCTATATGGAAGAACGGATTAAAGATGCGTTTAAGGTACTAGAACAGTCTACTGATGTGGTAGTTATCCACATGGCACAAGGAGCAATCCGCGAGTTACGCAGGTTAAAAAGTTTGCGTAGCGAGGTAGTAGCAAAGGCAGGACAGAATGGCTAATGAATCAACCCCTATGATTGGACAACGCATGACACGGCGGCAAGCTGTAAATCGGGGTAAGCAGGATATTCAAGACTATAATGATGCTGGCATTTCTTCTTTAGAGATGTTGCCTATGTATCTTACAGGCACAGCAGACGCTGTAAATGACGCCCTTCGTATTTCTCGTTCTACCGCTAATAAATTTGATTATCAAGATGATGACCGCACTGAAGACACGCTGAGGCACATTCTACTTGGTGGACTTGCTGAAGTAGGCGAAGAGGACAGCGTCCTAGGCATGAAAAATTTCTTAGGAACGGGGCTAGGTTCAAAAGTTGCTTCGGAACTAATTGATTTCCGTGAAGCTAGCGGCAGTCCTGAAAGTAAGATTGATGTTATCAATAATGAGTTTGGGCGGCAACTAAGAAAAGCATATCCAAATAGAGAAGAGTTTATTCAACAAGCTATTGACGTAGCTCAAAAAATGTACGCTGGAGAAGAAGTTGAACCTATCAATGATATGTCTCCAGCGCTTAGCTACGGGGCATTGCCAATCCCTGAGCAAGCTGAAGGAGGAATTATGATGGCACAAACCGGAAAAACAGCATTGCCAATGACAGAGGCAACATCAGCGCCACAAGGCGGCGGACCTAAAGCAGCAAATCCTGCCGCTAAGCCGTCCCTTGTTCCTGCTCCTACTGCGGCTCCACGCCCCGGCGCGGCTGACCCCCGCGATGCTGCAATTCAAGAAGTATCTCAAAAAATGAAAGAAAATCAAACTGCACAAATGCCTCCTTCTATTGTGCCTGCTGAACAACCTGCTTCAGATGCCCTCCCCCAGCAACCAGTTGGGGGTCTGGCAGCACCTACAAATATGCCCGTACCTATGATGGCAAAAGGCGGAATGAAAGATGATTCGTCCGAAGGTCTTGCTGTTATGATTGGGCTTGGTGCGCCGACCTCCTCATATGATGATTATGAAGATGCTGCCGAAGGTAATCCTCCACCTGGAGCAACTAAAGAAGAAGTAGCTGACGACCAACTTGTACTCTTGAGCGAGGGGGAACTTGTAGTTCCTGCTAACGTGGTACGTTATCATGGCCTTGGCACATATGAATCAATGCGGCGCGAGGCGCTTATGGGACTACAAGACATGGAGCAAAATGGCCAAATTGAATATGTTAGTGGTGGCGCAGAAAAAGCAGATAAAATTGATGATAATGGCGGAATCGTAAAAGCGCAAGCTGGTACATATTTAATGAATACGCCTTTTCCTTCTACAATGATGTCGCCCCAATACAAAACGACTGCTTTAGCAGCGCCAGTTGCAGCATCGTCACAGTACATACAAACTCCAGGCACTCCAGCACCGGGTACTCCAGCGTTGGGAACTACGGGTACAACAAGCACAACATCGTTAACTCCACTTAGTCTTGGGCAACCAACTCCTAATGTTCCTACGGATATTACAGGCGTATACGCCCCTAACGTTGGCGAATATTTGACACGTCAAACCACAGGCACGGACGCTGAAGACGACACTGGAGACACTGGTGATGGCACTGACGATACTGCGCAGCAGCCTAGTTCACAACAACGAGATGATGGTGGAAATGATGGGCGTGAACCAACCAGCTATGCTACAACTGTTTTTGGTGGTACCTCAGAAAATGGCTTAATTCGTGGAGGCACAAAGTATGAAGTATCCTATGAGTCAAGCACCCCTTCTAAAGTTCCAGGCATTGCTGGTGCATTATTAAGTTTAGGAAATTTAGACCAGGTGCGTCTGACTGACCCTAGAACAGGGCAATCTGCGCTTATGTCTAAAGAAACTTATAATAAAATGAAAGAAAATAGAACTGACCCTGCTAATCTTTCGTTAATTAACGATATTATGTCTGGTCAGCAAGCGGTCGATTATAACCTAACACGTGCACGTGAAATAGCACCATTTAAAACCGGTGTTCAAGAAATGGGAGCTGCTTTTGGTTTAGGCAGAGCACCGGGCTCTACCAAAGCAGAACAACAAGCTGCGGCAAAAGCTATCGCAGATGATATGGGTATTGGTTACACAGGTCAATCCCTAGCTGAAATGATTGCTATGGACAAAAACTACAGCGGTCAAAAATCTCCTGTGTATACTTCTGATGCACAAGGTAATCTTGTTCTTGATACGCGCTATAGCACCGGCCCAACTGGTACGACTGCCGCAGAAACTATTGCTGGCGCTGGCCAATTCAGTGGCACCCCTGCTGCCCCTGTAGCAGTTGATAGGTACACTGGACCGTACACTGAACCTACATTAGGTTTAGGAATGCCTACTTCTGGCGGTTACCGGTTTGACCCAACTACTGGCACAATGACGCCTACTACTGATTATACTTATGGTAAATCAAGTGTACCCGGCATAGCTAATAGAGCAGGAACAATAATGACAGCTATTGACCCTGCAACTGGTGCGGTTAGTTCTCAACCAATGCCACAAATGAGCACAATTAACCAATCTGCTTTGTCTTCTTCGCAAAGAAGTACGGCTAGTGCTATTGTTGACGCCCAGATGAAAGCAGCTGGTATCAGTCCTACCACAGAAATATCCAGAAGTCCTGCTCGTACAATTACTCCTACTGGTGGAGCTATTGAAGAAGTTAAATACTCAGATGGTAGCACGGCTCTAGTACATGCAGGCACAGACGTTGGTATTAACACTGGCGGAGGACGGGGCGTTGGAATGACAGCAAACCAAATAGCCGAACAACGGGCATCGTATGCAGGCCTAGACAGAAGCGCCGGCGCTATTGATGACGAAATGGGCGATGTTGAAACAATATCAGGACAAGGTTTTGGTTCTGACTTTGCTAAAGAAGATGCAAATGTTGGCGGATACTCGCGTGGGCCTTCTGTTTCATCTGGCGGAAGTTACGCGGATAACAAAGCTGCAGCTGATTCCGCTGCACAAGACCAAACAGGAAGTTCTACCGCGTCTGCAGTTACCGATAAAGACGGTAATGCAGTTACATCTGGTGACGGAAGTATTGTTACTAACGACCCACAGAAAGACAATTCTGGTGGCGGTAGCACCGGCGGTGGATGTGTTATTGCTACGCATGCTGTTGCTAATGGAGGGTTTTCTCCAGATGTTAAACGTGAAGCAGTTCGCTGGTGCGTTAAAAACTTGCATCGTAAATGGTATGGTGAGGCAATTCGCCGCGGATATCGGTATCATGGCAACAAAGCCATTGCTTACGGCCGTGCCCATAATCACTACGAAGAATTTAAAGATTATGTAGATTTTGCTACTGGCAAAAAGCGTAACTTTAAAAACCTTGGTACTTTTGTTTATAGAACAATACAGTTTTTTATCACTGGACTTTTTGTTTAAAACATGGTATCATTATCCCACAGTTTTAAATAACTGTAGCTGGCTACCCATCACCCCATTTGGCTACTGGTGGCCCCGTCAAGGAGAATGTTATGGCTGAAGTAGCTGTAAAACAAGAAATTAAAACTACCCCGATTAAATACAAAAAAGACCGTTCCAATGAAGATGCAGAACTGCAGCGACTAGAAGAAGAACGTGCAAGTTTGCTACAGGAACAACTAGATGACACCGTAGATAAAGAAGAAACTGCAAGTCTTCAGCCTGAAGAAAAAACATTTAAAAAACGTTACGGCGATTTACGCCGGCATGCTCAGCAAAAAGAAGAGCAACTAAAAGAACAAGTTAGAAAATTAGAAGAACAGCTTTCTACTGCTACCAAAGAGGCAATTAAACTTCCTAAATCTGATGAAGAAATTGCCGACTGGTCAGAGAAATACCCAGATGTAGCAAAGATTGTTGAAACAATTGCTACTAAAAAAGCACAAGAACTGGATTCTTCACTTGAAAAACGCTTACAGCTTATTGCAGAGCGCGAAGCTGACGCTAATAGAAAGCGCGCTGAAGCTGAACTCCTTCAGCTACATCCTGATTTTGATGATATCAGAAATAGCGAAGATTTCCATTCATGGGTACAAGAACAGCCTACATGGGTACAAAATGCGCTATATGAGAATGAATCAGATGCACGCGCCGCCGCACGCGCAATTGATTTGTACAAAATTGATAGCAATATTGCCGAAAAGAAAAGCAAGTCAACTAGACCTGATAAAGAAGCGGCTAAAGCTATTTCTTCCCGTAGTTCTAGCACGGTAGCTAGCACTAAAGAATCGCAGTCAAATCAATGGCGAGAGTCTGACGTAGCTAAAATGCGTCCACAAGAGTATTCTAAGTATGAAGAAGCTATTATGGATGCTATTCGTACCGGTAACTTTATTTACGATGTTTCTGGTGGCGCACGGTAAATTTTACTTTACAAACCGCCAAAAATATGGTACAAAATATATAAGAATATAAATAGCGGCCCCTTTTGGCAACCCGCACACATGCCCTACATAGCATATTTGGCATATTTTTGTTTTAGATTGTAACCCTGAGTGTAGCAGGGTATACGATTTTCTCTCCTTATAAACTACCCATGAGACGCTTAGCCCTGCTTGACGCAGTTACCTAAGTAGACTGGCCTTTAGAGTGTTCAGAAAATCGGTGTTTTTAGCCCTCATTTAGGAGAAATACGATGGCTTTTAAAACTGCCGCTGGATACGGTAATCTACCAAATGGCAACTTTAGCCCGGTAATTTACTCGCAAAAAGTCCAGCAAGCTTTCCGTAAATCTTCTGTCGCAGAGCAAATCACGAATTCCGATTATTTCGGTGAAATCGCAAACTTTGGCGATACTGTTCGTATCATTAAAGAGCCAGAAATCACCGTTAAGGAATACGCTCGTGGGACTCAAATTACCCCACAAGACCTCGACGACGAAGATTTTAGCCTTGTTGTAGACAAGGCCAACTACTTTGCATTTAAAGTAGATGACATTGAAGACGCGCACAGCCACGTTAACTTTGAATCATTGGCATCTGACCGTGCAGGCTACCGCCTTCGCGACCAGCATGACCAAGAAGTTCTCGGTTATCTGTCAGGTTATGCTCAGACTGCCCTCAGCACTGCTGCCGGTGCCGTAAACACAACTGTTTCCGGTTCTAAGGCTGTTGCAACGGCTGGTTCTGACGAATTGCTGACAAGCATGAAGCTTCGTAAAGACAGCTTTGGTAACATCACCACTGCTGGTGCTGCCGACCACTCAATTCCTCTAGCAGCACGTCTGCCTGGTGCAACTGCGCTCCCAACTCTGACTGCCTCACCATTGATGGTAATCGCACGTATGGGACGTAAGCTGGACCAGCAGTTTGTTGACTCAGATGGTCGTTGGTTGGTCGTTGACCCTGTTTTCGTTGAATTGCTGAAAGATGAAGACTCACGTCTTCTGAATGGCGACTTTGGCGGTTCTGGCCTTCAGGCTGGGCTTGCTATCGGTCGTATTCACGGCTTTGACGTTTACGTGTCAAACAACCTGCCAGTCGTAGGTGGAGGCCCAGACACAACTGGTACTGCTAACCAGAACACCGACTACGGTGTCATTGTTGCTGGCCACTCTTCAGCTGTAGCTTCGGCTTCACAAATTACGAAAACTGAGTCATATCGTGACCCAGATTCGTTTGCGGACATCGTTCGCGGTATGCACCTGTACGGCCGCAAAATCCTTCGTCCTGAAGGCATTGTAACGGCTAAGTACAACGCTGCTTAAGGGGGGGTAAACAATGGCTATTTTTGACATGACCTCATCAGCTACCGCTGGTGTAAATGCTAACTCCATTGCTGCTCTTCCAGCAAGCCGTCACGGCATGAACGTGCGCATGGTAGAAGCTATTCTCGACATTGAGAAAATTACTGGCTATTCGTGTACGAATGGTGATATCTTCGAGCTTCTGGAAATCCCTGCCAATACTATGGTTCTGTTCGCTGGTGCAGAAGTCCTGAAGGCCTTCAATGGTACTTCGCCAACCGTCGACATTGACTTCGGCGCAGGTGATGACATCATTGATGGTGGTGACGTAACTAGCACAGGTTTTCTGGCTCAGGGTACAAACGGTACAGCAATGACCACTTCTGGTACACTTGCTTTTGTTCAGCACGTAACTACCACTGATACGATTGACGTGAAACTGATTGCCGCTTCGGCGGACGTCACTGAAGGTCGTCTCCGTGTGATTGCTTGTGTAGCTGACACCAATGGTGCTCAGGAACTGGCAACTGAAGTAGCACGCGACAACGCGTAAATAAAATAAGGGGGTAAGGGGAAACTCTTACTCCCTATAACTGTATGTAAGTTCCAGCATGGCCACATATCTTGATTTAACTAATGGTGTTCTTAATCGAATGAATGAGGTTGAACTTACAGCTTCTTCGTTTGCTAACGCTCGCGGTTTTCAAATTCAATGTAAAAACGCAGTTAATGATGCAGTAAATTATATAAATCAAAGAGAATTTGGCTGGCCATTTAATCATGCTAGCAATACACAAACACTTGTAGCTGGTACAACTCGTTACACAATTCCTGTTACAGCTAAGCATATTGATTACCAAACATTTAGAATATCAAAAGATTCTGCGTTAGCTAGTCCAGGCGTAGCATTAAAAACGTTAGAATATAACGAATATGTTGATAAATTTATTGACCAAGAAGACGATACAACGGTAATTGGCGGATTACCAGAATTTGTTTTTAGAACTCCAGATAATAACTTTGGATTGTACCCGTATCCTAACAAAGCATACGAATTAAAATTTGAATACTTTGAAATACCCACGCTTCTTAGTTTGTACACAGATACCCCTACAATCCCAGACCAATTTAGACAAATAATTATTGATGGCGCAACCGCATTCGCTTATCAGTACCGCGGAGAATCTCAACAGTACCAGTTGAATTTTGTACGATTTGAAGAAGGCATTAAGCATATGCAATCTATCTTATTGAATAGATTTGATTATATGCGTTCTACATTTATTGAGAGGCCAAAGCTGTACGGCGCAGGTAATGTAATATAGGTATAAAAAATGGCAGACGAATCCGGCCTTAGTCCTTTTGTATTTGCCTGTCAGGGTGGTTTGGTTCTTGACCAGTCTACTTTTGTTATGCAACCGGGCATGGCGCTTGAACTAGAAAACTTTGAGCCTGACGTACAAGGTGGCTATAGACGTATTTCTGGATACGCTAAATGGATTAGCGGTGAGGTGCCATATACTGCTAGTACTACTGAGCCTGTTTTAATGTCGGCTTACTTTGGCGATAATTTATTAGCTGCTCGTGGTGAAAAAGTATTTAAATCAACAAATGCTACTACACTTTTAAATGGTGCTGTTCTTGTAGGTGATACGACTTTAACTGTAGACTCTACTGTAGGTTTTCCAACAACAGGTACTTTACTTATAGGCACAGAGCAAATTACCTACACAGGTAAGACAGCCACAACATTTACTGGTTGTACTCGTGGAGCAAACGGCACAGTTGCCGCAGGTTATGTTGATAACACTCCTGTATCTGCTTTTTGGACAGAGATAGATACTGGTAGAACTAACGCACTAAAGTATACTTTTTTTAGATACAACCTAGCAGGTACAAGTTATATTGTTTGGGCAGACGGTTCTAACAATGCCTCTAAATATGATGGCACTACAGTAACCGACTTAAATGCTACTGGCGCACCTGCAGACCCTAAGTTTGTAACTGGCTTTAAAAATACTTTATTCTTTGCTGGTATGTCTAATAATCCAGAAGAAGTAATTTTTACAGCACCGTATACGGATAATGATTTTGCGGTTGCTAATGGCGCAGGTTCTATTGCAGTAGACAGTCCCATAACAGCAATTGTTCCTTTCCGTGAACAGCTATATATATTTTGTGAAGAACGTATTTTTAGACTATCCGGTAACTCTGCCGGAGACTTTGCGTTACAACCTGTATCTCGTGAGATTGGATGTTTAAACGGATTTACTATTCAAGAATTTGCAGGTGACTTGGTTTACCTTGGTCCAGATGGACTGCGCACTGTTGCTGGTACAGACCGTATTGGTGACGTTGAGTTGGGTACAATCAGCCGCCAAATTCAAGAACGCTTTACCGGATTAACAGACGTAGATGAATTTGATAGTCTTGTCATACCGGATAAAACACAATATCGTTTATTCTTTTCCGATTCTTCTAAAGCAAGAAATCTTACAAGAGGTATCATATGTGTTCGTAAGGGAGATACCTACGAGTTTGGCGATTTAAAAGGTATAGCACCTAGCTGTACAGATTACAGTACCACCCAAGGCGAAAGTTTTATTTTTCATGGTGGGTTTGATGGTTATGTATATCGCCAAGAACAAGGTATTGATTTTGATGGTAACACAGTAACTGGTAAATATCGTTCACCTGACTTGACTATGGGTGATGCAGGTATACGTAAAACATTTCAGCGTGTTATCTTAAACTACGCACCTGAGTCAATAGTAAATGCAGACTTGCTAGTTAGGTATGACTACGAATCACCTAACGTGCCACGGCCAGCAGCATACCCATTTGACACAACTACTGCTGTTGCTATCTACGGTTCATCCGTATTTGGGGTTGCTACATACGGTGGTCAGTCAAACCCATTGGTAAGACAGCCAATCGAAGGTTCAGGATTTGCAATAGCATTGCGGGTTAATGACAGGGGTGCGTCAGCCCCTTATTCCCTAAAGGGATTCCAGCTTGAATTTGAAGCTGCAGCTAGGAGATAATATATGGCGGGCTATACTAGACAATCTACGTTTGCTGACGGTGATATTATCCAGGCATCGGACTTTAACGATGAATATAACCAACTTGTAAACGTTTTTTCAAACACAACAGGCCACGCACATGATGGCACTGCCGCTGAAGGTCCAGTCATTGGTTTGATTGGAGACCCCGGTGTAGCTGCGCCTATTAACAAAGTTGTAGTTGATGATACTAATAACCGTGTTGGACTATTTATTGATGCCGGTGGTCTTGGTTCTTCAGTTGAACAACTTCGTTTTCAAGACGGTGTTATTGTTCCCGTTACTAATAATGACATTGACTTAGGTACATCTGGTGCTAAATTTAAAGACTTGTATTTAGCTGGTGATGCTAACATTGCTGGTACTATGACGCTATCCGGCAATGTAATTGTATCAGGTACACTTGGTGCAGATTTAATTCCAGACGCTGATGATACTCGTGATATTGGTAGTTCAAGTGCGGAGTGGAAGGATTTATATATTGATGGTGTTGCATATATAGATAGCATTGCAATGCCAACTACGACTGTCACAGACATCCTTGATGAAGACACTATGTCCTCTGACAGTGACACTGCACTGGCTACTCAACAATCTATTAAGGCATATGTGGATGCACAGGTAACTGCACAGGACTTGGATTTCCAAGCAGATACAGGTGGCGCACTTAATATTGACCTTGATAGTGAAACACTTACCTTTACAGGTGGCACAGGCATTGACACATCTGGTTCAGGTAATGCTGTTACCTTTGCTATTGACAGCACTGTAGCTACTCTTACTGGCACACAGACCCTTACCAATAAAACTCTCACCACACCTATTATCAGCACTATTAGCAATACAGGCACACTGACCTTGCCAACAAGCACAGATACGCTTGTAGGCCGTGCTACCACAGATACGCTGACTAATAAAACTCTCACATCTCCTACAATTACTACTGCTACTTTGGATGGCGCAGTTAGCGGCACGTCTATTAAAGATGAAGATGACATGCTTTCTAATAGTGCATCTCATCTGGCTACCCAGCAGTCTATTAAAGCGTATGTTGATGCACAAGTAACTGCACAAGACCTTGATTTTCAGGGTGACAGTGGCGGTGCATTAAGCATTGACCTTGACAGTGAAACCTTTACCATTGCTGGTGGTACAGGTATTGATACTTCAGGTTCAGGTAATACACTTACTGTGGCTATTGATAGCACTGTAGCAACCTTGACAGGTACACAGACACTTACAAATAAAACATTGACAAGTGCTGTGCTGAACGGTTCAATAAGTGGAACTTCTATTAAAGATGAAGATGATATGGTATCTAATAGTGCCACTCATCTTGCAACTCAGCAATCTATTAAAGCGTATGTAGATAGTCAAGTTACTGCTCAAGACTTAGATATTACGACAGATAGCGGCACTATTGCTATTGATTTAGATAGTGAAACACTTACTGTTGCTGGTACTGCAAACGAAATTGAAACAAGTGCTACTGGCAATATTGTAACAATTGGACTTCCTAACGACATTACCGTATCAGGCACTGCCACTGCTACAACATTTAGTGGTGACTTAAATGGTACGATTAATACTGCTACGACAGCTACAACACAAGCAGCAGGAACAAACAATACAACAGTAGCGACTACAGCATTTGCTAATGTAGCTGCAGACAATGCAGCAGTTGCACTGGCTATTGCATTAGGGTAACAAAACACCTGACCAAATTTACCAAGTATGGTATAAGTAGTGTACATTTGGAGTAAATAATGGCTAACTCATTTAAATCAGAAACAGATACAGCTATAGGCACATCACCTGCCACTATATATACCTGTCCTTCATCTACCCAAACAACAATTATTGGTCTTACTTGTGCTAACATTGTAACAAGTCAGATTGAAATTGATGTACAGCTAGATGCAAGTACACGTACAAGTGGTGCAGAGGATAGTGTCTATATTATTAAGGATGCCCCTATTCCTGTAGGTTCATCTTTAGTGGTTGTAGGCGGTGAACAGAAGATTGTTATGGAACCCGGTGATACTATTAAGGTAACATCTAATACAGCTTCATCTGCTGACGTTGCTATGTCAATTCTTGAAATCACGTAAGGAATAATCTATGGGC